TCCTGTGAGCCGAAGATGCGCGTTATTCGTGTGCCGGATAATTATAACCCTGAAGCCCGCAGTTACTCTGGCGTGTGGTCAGGACAATTCAAATGGGCATGGACGGATAACCCGGCATGGGTGCTGTATGACCTGATGATCAATGACCGATTCAGTATTGGCTCACGGGTGAAAACCGAAAACTTAAGTCTGGCGAAATGGGACTTATACCGGATTGCCCAGTATTGTGATCAGTCCGTGCCGGACGGTAAAGGCGGTACTGAGCCGCGTCATACCTGTAATGTGTATATCCAGTCACAGGAAGAGGCATGGACAGTGTTACGGGATATTGCCGGTATCTTCCGGGGGATGACCTACTGGGCCAACAATAACATGAACGTACTGGCGGATATGCCACGGGATGTGGATTATCTCTACACCCGCGCCAATGTGCGTGACGGTAAGTTTGTCTACAGCAGTGCCAGTGAAAAGACCCATTATTCTACCGCGATGGTGAGTTGGTCAGACCCCCAGAACGGCTATCAGGATGCAGTGGAACCGGTCTTCGACCACCGATTGATACGTCGTTTTCAGGTCAGGCAGGCCGATGTGACCGCGATTGGCTGTACCCGCCAGAGTGAGGCCATTCGACGCGGTAAGTGGATATTGCACACCAACGAGTATGACCGGATGGTCAGCTTTACCGTGGGGCTGGACGGCAAAATTCCCTTGCCCGGTTATGTTATCGGGGTAGCGGATGAAATGCTGGCAGGCCGGGTGCTGGGTGGTCGTCTCCACCATGCTGACGGACGCAATATCACTTTAGATAGAGTGTCGTCGGCGAAAGTGGGGGAACGGTTGATACTTAATCTCCCTTCAGGCAAGGCAGAAGGTCGCACCATTCAGGCTGTTAACGGCACCGTGATCACCGTCACGACCGCTTACTCTGAAACGCCGATTGCCGAATCCGTCTGGGCCATTGATGCCACCGATTTAGACATTCAGCTATTTCGGGTTACGGGCATTAAAGAAGGGGATGATGGTGTTTCGTTTGAAATTACCGCCATTGAGCATAATCCGGATAAATACGCCCACATTGATACCGGCATTCGCATTGATGAACGTCCCATTTCCCTTATTCCGCCCGGCGTACAGTCACCACCGAAAAAGGTTGCGATTAGCAGTGATTCGGTGGTTCATCAGGGCATTGCGATCACCACATTGCGGGTGTCGTGGGACGCGGCCGAAAGTGCCATTGCCTATGAAGCCGAATGGCGACGGGATAACGGTAACTGGATAGCGGCACCGAGAACCTCAACACAGGGCTTTGAAGTACCGAACATCTACGCCGGACGCTATCAGGCCCGGGTAAGAGCCATTAATGCCGCGGAAATCTCCAGTCTGTGGGCCAATGCACCGGAAACGCACCTGAAAGGCAAAGCCGGTGAGCCGCCTGCGCCGTTGGGCTTTAAAGCCACGCCGATTGTGTTTGGCATCCAGTTAGACTGGGGTTTTGCACCTCATACGGATGACACACTGAAAACCGAAATCCAGTACAGTCCGACGAGTGACGGCGAGGGACTGATGTTACTGGCCGACATTCCCTACCCACAAAAGACCTATGTGATGCAGGGACTGGCGGCCGGCGTCGCGTTCTATTTCCGTGCCAGACTGGTGGATAAATCCGGTAATCAATCCCCGTGGACCGACTTTCTGCGCGGTGAATCCTCCACGGATGCGAGCTGGATTATTGATGCCGCGGGTGACCAGTTCCTCAGTGCGGAAGCGGGAAAACGCCTGCAATCGGACATCAATTTTACCAATGAGGCAATTTTAGGGAATGCGGCCCTGATTGGTTCCGTAGTCCAGCATCAGCTGAAAGAAAATGGCGAGATGCGCGCAGAGATACTGGAAGTCAGAACCACCCAACTGACCGACCAAAAAGCCCTGGCTGAAAAGCTGGAGAAAGTGCAGGTCGATGTCGGTAAAAATGCGGCGGCTGTCCAGACCAAAGCGACGGCGGTATTTGATATCGACGGGAACGGATATGGGATTTATGACGTTGGGGTCGGCGTCAAGTACAACGGTCAGTTCTATAAAGCCGGGATGGTGATTGGGGCTGAGGTGAAAAACGGCAAGGTGGAAACGCACCTCGGTGTCATGGCGAACCAGTTTACGGTCGTCAATCCGTCCAGCGGGAAATTAGATCCGGTTTTTGTGATTAAGAACGGGCAGGCTTTTTTCAATCAGGTCTTTATCGATAAAGCCTCCATTAACGGGGCGGACATTCAGGATGCCTCTATCACGATGGCAAAAATTGCGGACGGCATCCGGTCAGATAACTGGCCGAACGGGGGCTGGAACTTACCGAAGAATGGGGCGTTTGAGATGAAAGGCACGGCAGGCGGGGTCAGGGTCGCACTGGATCACACCGGGCTGGCGGTCTTTGATGGTCGGGGTGTGTTAAGGGTCAAGGTAGGGGAAATTTAATGAGTGACATCGGATTATTGGTTCATCCCGGTGACGGGGGAAAGGCTTACCGGCTGGATTCGAACCGGGCACAGACATTAAGCCTGATAAGGGCCATCTCAATCGATTTGCACGGGGATTTCAAAAAGCAGGGTTATCAGCAGTCACACCATATTCCGGAAGCCCGGGATTTTAATATTGTCCTGATACCGACCAAAACGGTAATGGTGGGGCAGGATGGTAATATGTCGGTGATTGTCGATATCCGGCTCAATAATATCCGTATGGAGGGGGAATATCTGCGCTTTGAATACAGTGACAGCCCTAATGGTCGGCCTGACTGGTACGGCAATGTAGCTGGTTGGTTTGATCCCTACTTTGACCCCGATCGGCATTTTTATATTCAGGTGTGTGGCTACCCGAAGTACCGTTCAGCGTTTGGTATTCAGCTGGCAGGCATGAATGGCGTTTCAACGATTACCGATCAGAACCGACTGGGCTATTGCGTTTACCGGGGCAGAGTGACCTTAGGCAAACAGGGGCAATGGCGAGTGCCGGACTCTATCCCGAACCGCGCACAATGTCTGGTGTTTGCCCGGACGGAAACGCCCGGGGCAGCAGTCGGGATGACTCACGATAAAGTGATGGTGAATAATGACGTGCCCTGCGTTGTCTCTGTGGTCATTTTCTCCAGCGGCTTTGCATTACAGCGACCGGATTACGGGATAGCGATTTATAACGCGTCGGGACGGCTGACTTACTCATCCCATTACACGCCATTTTTTCTGGGGGAAATGATAGCCGTCAGAAACGGGAGTGGCTCAGCCCGCAGCATCTCTCGCCCGATGGTGCATGTGAACCGATTAGCCAAGCTGGTCAGGAATGTCGGTGGGAACAGCTGGCGCTTTGCTGATTCCGGCTTCACCTTCTCGGGCAGCACCATTTCGGTGAGCGAAGCCGGGAAAATGAATTTTGAATATATACAGGTGAATAACTTCAGTTACAAGCCCATCAACTACGACATCTACGCGATTAACTACGACGATTACTTCTGATTGTCTCTTCTCAGGAACCCCACCATGATTTACACACAAGGCACACTTTCCACGGTGTCCGGCTCGGCGATTGTCCGGGGCACGGGCACAAAATTTAAAGATAACCTGAACGGCATTGCACCGGGGCAGGTGATACTCATCCAGTCCGGCAGCAGTAATTTACTGCATCTGATACAGGCGGTGAATTCGGATACCGAGCTGGTATTGGCGGATAATGTTACAGTGACGTTGAATAACGTCACCTATCAGATTCAGGTGACCGTACCGGATTCCATGTCTGATGGTGTCCGGCATATGGTGGCGATTAATGCCTATATCGTCCAGTTTCTCCAGAATATGGATAAGTGGATGAGTCTGAGTGGGACGGTGAGTGTGACACTGCCGAACGGACAAACTGTTTCACTGCAATCGATAAAGGCCATGAATGAAGCGATTGCCGGGAGGCTGGATAAAAGCCAGAACGGGGCGGATATTCCGAATAAAGCGGCGTTTGTGAGGAATATTGGGTTAGAGGGTGCAGTCATTCAAAATTCTTCTGGGGTTCAATTTGCTGATCAGGTGATAGCGGTTGGCGATGGGCATACTAATTTTTTGGCAAAACACGCGGGAACCGGACTAGCAGTTAATTTTGGGACACAAGGCGAGTACGGATACGTCATTATCCAAAAGGGAAGTGAAACGTTGAGTAATTATCTTTTCCCTGAAGGCGTTCATGGAAATGTTTTAGCAATGGGGTGGGGAGGGAATGTTTATGCAGGTCAGGATGGTATTATCAGAAAATCCTCCCCTATCATTCAAATCCATCCCGATGGTAAATTCGAAACTAACGAC